CTAGCCCGAGCTATGGTCCCTGCGCCGAATGCCGTACATCATCTTCATCTCGTGCGTGACTCGCTTCGTTGTCAGAGTGAGTCGGCCGCCGATAGGGACGAACAGCCAATCGTTGAGGATCTGCGCGAGATAGGTGCCGCTGTACTTTCTTGCAACACCGATGAAGTTGAAGAGCTGGTCTTTGTTCTCCCAGGTGTGCAGTGCTTTCTGTGGCAAACTCGTCTCACCGTCGACCTGCGTGAGAGTGACGTCGAGCGGGAGCGTTTGCTGATTTGTGATCAGTTTGAATGCGTCTTTGTAGACGTGATCTTCAAATTTCGTGATCATCGGGAAGATCGTTTCGATCTGTCGGTGAAAGTATTTTACGAACGCTTCATCCCACGGGTTGCTTTCCTGGTTCAACCCGTCACGGGCTGGCATCCGGTACGTGCGGGACCCGCTATACCTGCCGCTCGGTCGGCGGTTGAACACGAAACGGACAGACATTGGCACGGACTCGGTGCGTGCTGAAAGACCGTCGATGGACGCGGCGGAGCAGTCGATTTCCGTTGGCTCCTGTCGGGATAGGGATTGTTCACTCCACACTGACGGGCCACAACCGTGGAAACCTGGCTCCCAGATCGGATGCGCGTTCGGGAATGGAGACGTAAAGGCCCCGAACGCTTCGAAAACGGTGCTAGCGAAGCCGTCATCGGCGACGTCGGCGCGGACGGGGTAATTCGTGCTCGCGGTGCTCCATCGGTACGGAAGCTGAGAATGGTCACCATAGATCTTGTAGAACCCAACAGGATAACGAGTGCCCATGTCGATCCACGATTCTTCCATGAGTCGCGGAATGAATGTCGGGCTTTCGGTTGCCGTTACTGTCATCATCTCAAGGAATTCGCCGTCTGACTCGTGCAGACCGTAGTCCATTCCATCTACCGTGCCGTCGAACAAAAGACGGGTGGCGAGCGTTACTTTCACGCGGGCGTAGAGGTATCTACCGGGGTCAGTGGGCAGCTCGCGGTCTGGAATGAATCGGAGCCGGAGACGGCGCTTTGCTGCATCGTCGAAGATTGAGTCGCGGCCCCAATCAATCGACACGCTGTCGAGCACCTTTGTTGAGCCGGGAAAGTCCTTGCTGAACAACGTGCGTCCTCCGTTCTCGGATGAACGGATCGTGATGGTGAGTTGCTCGGTGAAGTGATTTACCATGATTCACGTATTTCGTGTGTCTCGAGGAGCTTAGCGATCTTGCGGCCTGCGTCGTCGGCGTCGAGGACGCCGTTAATGGTGATGTTGACAGTTTGCCTGGGGGCCTGCTCAACGGGGGACGTGCGACGCGGGATTGCGCCGAGCCCGGGATCGGGGCTGGACCATGCGGCGGTGACGTCCGGCTGCGCGGGGTAGAACCGCATGACGGCGTCGCTTGCGAGCTGGCCGACTATGCTCGGATCGGCTGCGCCGAATCCCAGCCAGTCCGTGAAGTCGCCCCACTTGTCGCCGACCCATGATTGGAATTCTCGCCACTTGTCGATAGCGTCCTCGATAGGCTTGATGATGTGGTCGCGAATCCAGTCGCCGACGGTGAAGAACACGTCGCGGGCTGTTTCGGCGAAGTGGTTGACGGCGTTGCGGAACGTTTCGGATTCGTTGTAAGCGGTGACGAGACCTGCTGCGAGCGCTGCGACGACGGTGACGACCGCGCCGACCGGGTTCGCGGCGAGCACAGTGTTGAGCACCTTGAACGCGGTGGAGAATCCTTTCACGGCCTTGATGGCCGTCGAGATACCCATTGCGGCGCTGGCGAAGCCAGCGATTGCTGTGCCTGCTGCTGCGAACGCTTGCGGGTGCTCGCCGACGATGCGCGCCATGTTCGCGAGCCAGTTCGCCGCGTCAACGGCAATTGGTAGGAATTGTTGGCCGAGTGTTGCTTTCGCGTTTTCCCACTCGGCTTGCGCGATTTGCATTGAGCCTGACTGTGTGTCTGACTCGCGGGCGAAGTTGCCCATTGCGTCGGATGATTGCTCCATGAGCAGTGAGAGCGTCGCTTGCGTCTCGGCTTGCTTCGCGGCTTCGCCCTCGAGTCCGGTGAGCCCTTCGGCGGCAAGTCTGGCGTTGATGTCGGCCTGATTGATCGAAACGGCGTATCGCTCGATGGGGTCGCGTTCGCCGCGGAGCAGCGACGAGACCGCCGAGATCGCTTCGGAGGTGGTGCCGCCGTACATGCTCGAGAGGTCTGCGGCGAGCGTGATGAGCTCGTCGGTCTTGCCGGCGACCTGGGAGGTCTCCATGCCCATGTTTTGCAGCTGCGATCCCATGATCGCCGCACTGTTCGCGTATTCCGAGCTGGACAGGCCGACGGCTTGCGCCGCGTTCTGCGCCATGTTCATTACCTGCCCGGCCTGATCTTTGAACACGGTGTTCACGGCGCCGGTCGCTTGCTCGAGTTCGGATGCGGACTTCATGGCGTCGACGGCGAACGCGCCATAGGCGGCGGCTGCTGCGCCGCTCGCGGCGGCGACCTTGTCAATCTGTCCGGTTGTCATGCCGAGCTTCTTCGTGACCTTGCCCTCGAACGTGTCGACTTGCTTCTCGGCGTCGCGGAAGCCTGCGGCTGCTTTTGCCGCGTCGGCGACGATTCGGACCGACAGGACGGCGGTCTTACCTGCCATTGCTCCACTCCTGAATGATTGATTTGACTGTCGCAACCTCGATGTCGTCGAGGTCGAGCAGTGCTCGCGGATGCAGGCCGAGCTGCATCGCGACGGACATTAGCCAGCGGTGTGCTGTGCCTCGGGGAAAGGGGCGGCATCGCCCTCGGCGGCGGCGTCTTGGACCATATCTTCGATGCTGTTTGCGAACTCGTCGAAATCGTCGGGGACGGCGAGATCGGCGCGCTGCGCGGCGCGCCAAGCGGCGAGCGTGAGCCAGGTCATTGACGCTTCTTGCGGCGTGCCGAATCCCCGTGCCATCATTTCGCGCTCGGCTCGGAGCTTGTCGCCGTGTCGGACATCGACGGTGAGGTCGCTGGAATCCGGTCGCTTGAGCAGATACTTCATGTTGGGTTATCCTTTCGTTGAACTTTCGATTTTGTCGAGAATGCCGTCGAATTTTGCCTCGTAGGCCGCGACCCACTTCGGCTCGGTCTCTTGTGCCGCCTTCGTGATGAACAGACTCGGCTTGATATTCCGCTTGAACCAGCCCCAGTGAATTGGCCCGCCGTAGGGCACTTTCTTCTTGCCTGCGCGGGCGATTGCGGCGGTTTGTGTCTGTCCGGTGCGCAGTGAGTCGCGGAGCATTCCGGGCACTGCGCTTGTCATGCTCGCGGGTGCGACGGGGCACAGCTGTCGCGCTCGAGTGACGACGATGTCGGCGACTGATTTGTGCGTGTCCTTGATGTCATCTTTGACGTCGACGGATGCGCTTCGCAGTGCGCGGCGGAGCTCGCGTGCGCCGTCGACGCGCACTCCCTTGTAGTCGTACGCGCCTGACATGCTATGCCTTAGGCGTGAAGCTCGGCTTGCCGAGGCACTGGAAGCTGAAGTCAGACGTTGCGCGTTCGCCGACGTCGCCGCCGATACTGATCGGGTCGATGACGCACTTGCCTGAGACCTTCGCGCCCTCCTTGGTGTTCGGCGTGTAGGTGAAGTCGGCGGTTTTGCCCATCGACTTCCAGGAGAAGTCGACGATGCCCGACTTCGACAGGTCTTGCAAGGCGGTGGCTTCGAGCGTGAACGTGTAGTCCGATTCGCCGGGAATCTCCTCGCCTGAGAGCACCTTGAGCGGATCGGAGCGCTTGGAGCTGGTCGTGACCTTCGCGGAGGTGATTTGGCTCGAAAAGGTTCCGGCGGGGCTCGAGAAGGTGAGGGAGCCGGGGCCGACGATGTAGCTGCTAATTGCCATGATTTGTCCTTTCGGCGTAAAGCGTGTAAGTGAGACGGACGGCTGGGAGTGTGCCGCCGGTCGGAGGGGTTGCTTGCTGATTAGTCTCGATGGACTCGACGGCGACGCCCTCGGGCTCGAGCGCGTCGAGGATGTCGTCGACGAATTTCGACAGCGTCGAGATGTCGGCGAGCCCGCCGAGGTCGCGGCCGATGGCGAGCACTTCGCCGGTGGCGCGCCAGGCCGCGTCGAGAGTTGGCTTGTCGAATCGAGTCACAGTGACGAAACAGCACGGTGCGTTGATATTGCGTGCATCGGCGGTCGCGCGCATCCCGTGGTCCTTGAGCAGTCCGACGAGTTCGGTGATGACTTCGGTGAGCATTATCCCACCACCGGCTTTTGCCAGCCGCCGATCTCGAGCAGCTGCGCGACGTCAGGGTCTCGGCGCGAGACGTAGACCGGCCCCATCTCGGTGATGGTGTCGACGCCGCTCGGGGAATTGCGGCGACGGTCGAAGCGCGAGATGAGCATGATTGTGCCGAGTCGCCATGAGTTCGGCCACTCGGCGATTGGTTTGCCCTTCCACCCTTCGACCATCGTGACGGCGGCGTCGATCACGCTTCTCAGGGTCGCGTCTGGTCGCGTCGTGCCGAGATGATCGGCGACGGCTTGCAGGGTGATCGGCGCGGCCATGATTACGCGCCCGCCTCGACAGTGCCAGCAGATTCGGCGATCGGGACCGCGACGATTCCACGCGGGTTGACGAGCATGGTGTCGTAGTAGCCGAACAGTGCCTCGTCGACGCCGCCGTGGGAGATGTGTTGGGCGTTGACGCGAATCGGGGTGTTTCCGAGTTCGTACCAGCGCACGGCTTGCTTCGCGTAGGCGATGACACTGCCAGCCGGTGCGAGCGGGGAAGAAACGAACTTCTCCGGTTCCACTCCGAGCAGCTTGAGGTATTGCGGCATGTCCATAGTGGTGATGTCGAGTAGATCGAACATGTCGTCTGGGTTGACGAGGTAGGTCGAGGCCTCGACGCGGGCAACTTGCTTGATCAACTGGCGGGCGTGAGCGGCGGCGCGCAGCAGATCGGGCTGTGCCTTTGCTTCGAGTTCGGACTCGTTCGTCGCGTATTCGACGACGGCCTTAGCGGCGCGGTCGTCGGTCTTCATTGCGTAGTCTTCGCGGGCGGCCTCGAAGAACTCCTTAATGAACTCCGTGTCGTTGAAGTCGTAGTATGCGCGGTCGAAGTCCCAACCAGCGGCCAGACGCTTCGCTTTAGACTTAATCGTTTCAGTCTCGGCGGTGTTCGTGGGGATTTCCTTCTTGTCGCCTGCGTAGTCGTTGACCTCGGGGCGCTTCTTCCAGCGCCAGCCGATAGCCTCCACACCGGTCAGCGGCTTCGGGGTGAGCGTCGGCACGATCTCGCGGGTGTAGGTGCCACCCTCCCAAAGGTGTCCGAGCCACTGCGGCACGCGGGTGGCTGTCTGCGTCGAGTAAGTGATGTCCTTGAGTGCGGCGGTGAGCTCGGGTGTGCGGCGGCCTGCTGCGAGGTCGCTGATAGCGCGAACTGCGCCGTCGAAGTCGATGTGCTTCGGCTTGGCTGCGTGAATGCCAGCCGGTGCGTGCGCTGCGTTCATGGTGTCCTCCTGTTGGGTCTCGGTGTCATTTTCCCCCTCCTGGTGGACGGAATCGCCGTCCTCGGCGGTGTCCTCGGTGTCGGTGGGGGTCTCGTCGGTGTTCTCGGTGTCGTCGGTGTCGTCCTGCTCGGCGTCCTCGCTGTCGGCCTGGTCGTCAGCCTGCTCATCGGTGAGCGCGGCGGTGATGAGGTCGACGCGGGCGTCGGCGAATGCGGGGATGGGCACCAATGCGACGGCGGTGAGCTCGCCAGCGGTGAGCTGCCCATCCTCGGTCACGGACGTGTTGATCAGTTCGACGCTGAGTGCGTCGCGGATGTGCTCGGTGACGTCGGCGAGCGCGGTGTCGCCGTCGGCGGTCCGGCCGATTTTGAAGCTCATGCGCAGGCCGTCCTCGGTGCTTTCGGCGGCGGTGGCGTAGCCCACTGGCGTGAAGCCGTCCTCGGTCGAGTGGTCACGCAGCAGCTTCACGCGGCTTAGGTCCTCGGGGATAGTGACGGCCCCGGCGTTGACGGTGACGGCACCTGCTGAGGTGTATCCGGCGCGGCCGTAGGGCAAGACCAGGCCGGAGATTGTGCGCTTGTCGTCGTCGGCGGCTGGCTTATGCGCGGCGACGATGTGCATTTTATTCATCGTGTTCCTTTCGGGGCGGGTAGATGTCGGCTGCGAGCCAGGGGGCGAACTGTCGAAGCCAATCCTCGACCTGTTGCAGGGCGAGCACGCGGGTGACGGCGGCGGTGACGGCGAGTGTGGACGCGACGACCGGCACGGTCTCGATGTGCAGTGTTTCGGCGATTGTTGGCAGAATTGGTAGCAGGCCGATCAGGCATGCGAGTGAGGTGCGGAGGACGGCTTGCCAGGGGCGGCGATTCTGGCTGGCCGTATCCTCGTGCGGCATGTCAAGTGTCCTTTCGTTGCGGTGCGGTGAGTAGTGCGAGCAGGGTGAGCCCGCCGATGAGGTTGCCGAGCGCGGCGGCGGCGGTCACGGCGAGCGATAGCATGATCGTGATAGTGACGATGCTCATTTATCCTCACCCTCGAGGTGGATGATTCCGGCGACGCGAAGCAAGTCGAGCGTTGCCGAGGTGATCAGGGTTGCTAGGGCGACGATGCCTGCGCTGAGTGTTGCGGTCATGCGAGCTCCTTTCGGACGAGTTGGTCGACTTTCCAGTCGATCAGGCGGACGAATTGGTCAAGGGTGAATTCTTTACTCTTGTCGGCGTACGAGGGGTACGCGGTGCCCTGCTTGCCCGCGTTGATGTCGACCGCGAGCGGTGCGCCGCCGTCGGGGAAGCGGGCGTCGTACAGGCGGGTGATCTTCTCGTCGATGAACCTCAGGTACTCGCTGAAGCGGAGCTCGCGGCCGTCGAGATATGACGGGTACTTCGTGCCGGGGGCGACCTGTTCTGGTGCGGCGCTCGCGGGTGCGAGTGCTGTCTTCGGCCCCTCGAGCGCGGCGTGAGCGCGCTCGGCGATGACGTCGAGGGGGAATCCTGCGCCAGGGTCGATGTGATCTGTTTCGTGCCAGGCCTTTGCCGCTTCGGCGTGCGTGGAGATTCCCCACTTTCCGGCGGCGAGGTCGCCCGCGAACCGGATAATCGGCGGGTAGCCGTAGGCGGCGCAGTATGCGGCGATGACGTCGATGAGCTTGTTGATTTGCTGCGTGCGGCTGAGCCATGTCTCGCGGCTAAACGCGGCTTTACCGGCGAGACAGACGTGATGTCCGTTTCGGTTTGCGGTCCATCCTGCGGACCATGAGACGAACTCGTCGTCGTTCTCGCGTGCGGTGCGGCCGTCGACGTCAATCACGATGTGATAGGAGCCACCGGCGGCGGGGGAGAGCTGATAGTTCGCCATCGCGACCGCGTCGAGGTCGCGGCCCTCGAATGTGTGGATGTAGATCACTTCCGGCGGCGAGGTGCGGAGTCCGTCATCGTTCGCGGTGAGGATGTCGTAGTCGCACTTGAAGGCGTTACTCATTGGGTGTTTTCCTTTCGTCGAGGGTGTCGTCGTTCATGTCGAGCGGTCGCAGCGACTCGATGACACTCGTCGCGTCAAAATTGATTTGCATGCCAGGCGGCGTGATGTCGTCCTGCGACAGGCGAGCGGCGACCGCTGACAGGATCGGCGACAGGCCAAACGTGATGAGCTCGGACATGCGCGCCGACGTGTTCTGGTAGCTGATCGAGCTACCGGACAGTGTCGCGTCGATCATGGTCGCAGGAATGCCAGCGTGACGGGCGACGTCGACCGCGACCGCGTTGCGGCCTTGGATGAGCAGGTGCTCCATCGCCGCGCCGTGCTCGCGCACCTCGATTCCATTGGAGGTGTAGGCGACGCCGCCGTTCTCGCCGCGTCGCGCTTTTGCCCAACCGGCGATAAGTTCGCGCACCTGCTCTTGGGTCATCGGTGCATCATTCGTTTGGTGCAGCTCGATGTTCGCGTTCGGTGTTTCGGCGGCACGCTGGACGGCGTTCGCAAGGTTGATCGCTTCGGAGAGTGTCGCCGCGCCGAATTGCAATATTCCCTCGCCGATGCCGGGGATGAGCATGACCTCGTCCTCGGCGGCGACGGTGTCGTTGATCTTGACCTCGCCGGCATCGGTGAACTGCCATTGGTCATACGGCACTCGGGCGGCGGCGACAATAGCGCCATCGGCGTCGCGGTCTAGCGCCCACAGTGCCCAGCCGTAGAAGAACAGGTCGTCGACGGTCCACAGCATGCGGTGGAACGGCGAGAGCGCGCCGATTGATGACGTGAGCCAGGTCGGCACGTCCGTGTCGGTGTCGCCTTGCGTCGCGGTGAGCGGAAGGCGCGGAATTGTCGAGACGATGAGCTGCCGTGCGCGAGACAGTGCGGGGATTTGAATCGCTTGCTCGCGGGTGACGCAGCGGGGGAGCGTGCCGAGAATGTCGGCGTGAATCACAGGCGCAAGGTGACTCTTTGGTGCCCACGGCGACGCGATGGCGAGCGTGCCGGTCGCTGGCACGGTGAGGTGTCGCAGCGGCTCGCGGATTCGGTCGATGATGCGCATATCGTCATTGTCGGCCGGTCGGTGGACGCTTTCCTCGACGCTCGCGGCGAGCAGCTTGCCGAGCAGCGTCGCGGGCGTGAGCGGCCGCGTGCTGGTCGCCGTGAACAGCTTTCGCGTGTTGTGCAAGGGCGGTCCAGGCTCGCGCCGGTGTCGGCCTGATCGTGCGCCAGGTGCAGTCGTCGCATAGTGCGATGACTGAGAATGCGGCTTTGTCAATGTGCATGCTGGGTCCTTAGAAGATGATCGCGGGGGCGGGGGCGGGGGCTGGCTTGTGTTGCGCGGCGTGGAGCGCGAGTGTCGCGGCTTCGAGCGCGGCGATGGGGGCTGCGCCGTCTCGGAGCCATGCCCAAGCGTCGCCGACGCGGCGGCGGGCGACGGCTTCGGCGGCGGCGTCGAGACCGTCGTTAGGCCGGATGCCGATTGTTGGGTCGAGCTCGCCGTCGGTGGTGTGTGTCAGGCGGTCCATGAACTGCGCGCAGGCGCGGGTGAGGTCGCGCACGCTGAAGTGCGGCATGTCGTAGCCTCGGCCGACGAGCTCGTCGTGCAACGTGCCGGACGGGCCGACAGGGTCGACAACGGGCGGGGGCGCGCCGTGCCGGTCACACAGCTCGGTAAGCCGGTCTGCGGCCCATGCTGTGCCGGGGCGGCGGTCGACAATCTCGATGAGCGGCAATCCATCGACCACGGCGCACGCGGCGATGACGGTCTCGGTGCGGTTGATGTCAATGGCTGCGCCGAACACGACCGGCGCGGTCGCGGGGATCGACAGCATCGTCTGCGCCTCGAGCCACGGCTCGAGCGGAATCAGGCGCTCGCGGGCAGCGGTCGCGCGGTTACCAAATGCGCGGGCGAACTCGCCGCCGGGAAGCTCGGCCGCCTGGTCGCGGATGAAGCTCGCGATTGAATCCTTGCCGCCGAGCGGGTGCGCGGCAATGACGGCGTCGACGTCGTCTGGGTCGACGTCGTCGGCGATGCCATAGTCGATGACGGCGACGCCCGGTCGGCCCTCGATGGCTTCGGCGAGCGCGTCGTGCCACCAGGTCGAGTCGGCGGTGCCCATCGTCGACGATTTCCACAGTTGCACGCCGAGCTTCGTGCCAGCTCGCGACTGGAACGTCGGCGCGATTGCCTGCATGAGCGCCGCGCCGGAAGCGTCGTCGTGTACCCAGGCCTCGTCGACGATGACGAAGTCGGATTGCTCGCCGTGCAAGTACTCGGCGGACGGTGGCATCGGCCGGAACTCCGAGCCAGTCGTTGGAACGATCAGGCGCGTATCGCCAGCGCCGCGCTTGACGTGTCCGAGCGTCGGCAGACGAGTCGAGACCGGCGTGCCGACCTCCTTGAGCCATCGCTCGCGGGCCGCCTGCCCGGTCTGCGCGGTGAACCACACCTTCGCATCAGGCTGTATCAGGCATCGCGTGAGACCGGCGGCAGAGTCGAGCGTCGTCTTTCCGCATTGACGCGGAACAGAGATTAGAACCGTGTGATAGCGCAAGCGGCCGTCGCCGTCGAGCTCGAGCGCGACGTCGGCGGCGCGGCGCTGCCAGATGTACAGCGGCCGTCCCAGAGCACGTGACACGGCGGCTACCTTGCCGCCGAGCGTGCGGCTACCGGGCGTTCTCGGCGTGTGATGTCGCGGCGTCGTCATCGGCATTCAGCTCCTCGAGCAAGGTAGCAACGGCATCGTCGGACGCGGCCTGCCGTGAATCCGGCGTCATCCGAGCTTCACGAAGTGCGTCGACCATCGGGTTAATAAGTTTCGCGATCCCGTAGTGGTGATCGCTGGACTCGAGCGAGTCGAGCGCCCACGCGCCGGATCGCAGGACCGTGAGCAGCCCCTTGTCAATCTCGTCGACGAGGTCACGCTCGCGAGCAGCGGCGATAGCGACGTCCATCGCGTCGGAATGCCGCCCGCGAGTCAATTTGTCCGGTGCTTTCAGCGGTACGTCCTCGAACAGGTCGATCTGACCGTCGCGAGGGCGTCTAGGATCTGGTCTGGGCATGATTCCTCCTTTTACCTGGGGTTTTGCGGGTTGTACTGCCCCCCTTGCTCAGCCATGTCGGAAAAAGAGCCGGGCTGGCGCGGGACTGCTGCGACCTGGGCTTTTGCAAAAACTCGGTGGGGCCGCCCCACCATCACCAATCACGCGACGGCGGCGCACGCCGCGACATGTCAAGCGGGTGAAGCTCGAACCAACGAGCAAGCGACATGTTTCCTCGAGCAGAGTTGCAACGACTGTGAGCAGGACGAAGATTGTCCAGCGTGTCTGGTCCGCCGTGACTGCGCGGGATCACATGATCTGCTGTTGTCGCGCCTTCACGACCGCACAAGTGACACGTCGAGCCGTAGCGCTCAAGCGTCGCCAGCGTGAGCGCCCGTGCCCTGTTGCCACCCCACCCCCTAGACATTGCCGCCCCCCTCGATTTCCTCAATAGGGGTGGGGAGCAATGCGGCCCCCCGCCTGATCTTCAAGGCCCGGCGGGCAATGATGCTCGCGCACCGCTCACGCCCGCGCACCGCGCACAGCTCCTCGACTACAACAGCGTGCATCGGCTCGCCGGCCGCGATCCGGTCGAGTGCCCGCGAGTAAGTCTGCCGGTATGACGGTGCCCACCAACTGCCCTGAGGGAGCGGGATGCCAGCCATGATGACACCGATAGGCTGCTCGGCGAGCGCCTGACGAGCACACTGACTCGACACCGGGCACAGCTCGCACGCTTCAACCGCCCGAACGAACTTGACAGGTAGCGACTTGTCACCGGACCCAGGCGGAGTGTCGTACATCGAAGGGCACGAGAGACGAACACACTTAGCGTGCGTGTGCCAGGTGAGGTCGAGTGCTTGGTCTATCATCATGTCTGCTCCAAGGGTGAGGTGGGTAGTAGGTAGAGGTCCCCCGTAAGGACCCAAGGGTCTCCCCGAGAAGTTGGCCTCCCAGTGGCGAATCCCAGTTTTTCCGCTTTTCCGATGCCAACCCACGGGTCATAGCCGGTTGTCTGTGTGGTGACAACCGGCTTCGACGCTGCCCGCGCCCTGCTAGCTAGGCAGAGGGCGGGCCCCCGTTCCGGCCCCGACGGGGAGTTTCAAGCAAAGCGCTTAGGCCGAACGCGGCTTAGTGGTCATTTCGCAGCAAGCTCGCGGGAGTGAATCTGCGAGGGGGTGAACAGTGGACTGAATGTTTTTCTTGACTCCGAGAAGCCACGAGCACGCACGGGCGGAACGACTGAAGGACCGTGCATGCACGAAGCGTCTCGACGACGCAGTGGTGCTAGAACATGGGGATTGTCGGCTCACGTGGCGGGCCCAACGCGCGCCGACAGTCCCGGCACAGATAGGTGCCCGCGAACGGGCCGGACCGCTCGGGGCCAGACGGCGGAAGTGAACCAGCGTAGAAAGTACGGCGACATCGGCCGCACTTTGTATGCGCCGGATCGGGCCGCTTCGGTCGCCACTCGCGGAACGAACTCGGTCCGAGCATTACAGCAACCCTCGCGCAAGCGGAATGAGCACAATGCCGTCACGATTCTGAGCACTTTGACAAAGGAAGAACCCGCCCTCGTCAACATGCACAATGTCAACTGGCTTTCTCATTTCCAGATTCACGTATTGGTTAGTCTCCGACCGGAGCGTCGCAACGGTCTCGCCGACCGTGATGACGAGGAACCAGCCACGGGTCGGGTAAAGACGGCCAATCGACCAGAACCGGTAGCCCTCCGGCGCGCCGCCGAGGATGTCCCAGGTATCGTTTTGTCGCCAATACAGAACGGGCACAGTGCTCTCAACGGTGCGTGAGAGAGCGGACGCATCGGCCTTGAGATCTAGCTTGGCTTCGAGACCGTTCACGTCAGCGATAGCGTGCGAGTGCGATTTACTGGCCTTGCCATCAAGCGCGCTTTGCAGCCCGTTTACGTCGCCGATAGCGTGCGAGTGCTTCGACATCGCTCGCTTCCCAATTTCCGCAAACAGCGCAGCGATTGCGTCGTCCTGGCTCGCAAGCTCGCCGGCGACCTCGCGCAGCGTGTCAAGCGACTCGGGTGCGCCGTCGACCAGCTCGGCGATGCGCTGGCCTGCAATGTCATCGACCTCGACGCGGAAGTCATCGGTGTTCAGCTTCTGGTCGAGGGACCACTTGAGGTCGTCGACGTCGTGAATCGTGTGCCGGTGGCCCGTCGGTGCTTTGAGGGCGATCTCTTGCTCGAGCGCAAGGCGGTCATCCTCGTCGAGGACAGTAGCGAGCCGATTTTCTAACTCGTCGATGTCGGCAATCTGGTGTCGGTGCTCCTTGTCGGCCTTGCCATTGTCAAGGTTCTCGAGCGATTCTGTCGACGCCTTTGACGCGAGCGTGTCTGCGAGCTCGTCGACGTCGCTAATCGTGTGGCGGTGGTCCTTGTCGGCCTTGCCGTCGAGGGCGTCGCGGATGCCGGGCACGTCGTCGACGGTGCCGATGTCGGCGACGATCAGTTCGCGGAGCGTGACGACGTCGCGGTCGCGCGGGACGATGCCGCGCAAGATGACTTGCCGGTCTACCTCGTCGTGGAAGATGACTTGAATCGGGCCGGGCTCAACCTCGACGGTGGCGCGGCCCTCGTCGTCGAGCTCGATAATGCGGCGGTAGGGGCGGACAACGCCGCCGTCCTCGGCGGGGCGGGCCGCAGGGGCTTCGAGCGTGACCGTGTCACCGGGCACGCCGATGCCGAGCACGTCCTGAATGTCGATGAGCAGTGAGATCATGCGCCGACCCTCCGATTCGCGTGAATCGTCTCGACTACCTGCCACATATCGTCGAGCGCGTCGCGGGCGTACTCGAGACCGCTAACCTTGCCCAAAGCAAACATTCGACGCGGGTCGGCGGGGTCGTACTCCAAGGACCTCGTCAACATCGCGATGTACTCGTCGAGTTGTGCTTGCACCTGCCTCACATTCGACTCCTGCAAGTTCGGTTCCTTAGTGCTCACTTTTGGGCCTCCTTCGCGGCCATTGTCAAAATGTCGTCCTTGTCGAACAGGTAATTTCCAAGTCGCCCGGGGAGCTTCGAGACGACGGGGAGGGACCCCTTGGCCGCTCGCCGGTTTACGGTCGAGCGAGATATGCCGAGGATTCGAGCAGCTTCGGTGCCGCCGATAAGGGTACGGTCCATAGCTCAATAATGAGTCAATTAACCGAGAATCGCAAGCGTTAGAATCGGTTAAATGACTTAATTGCAGGTCACAGGCCAATTTTGAGTTGAATAGGTGCGTCAATTGGCTTACCGTTAGGCATATGACAGCTTCATTTGAGACAGGCAGAGTGCCCGAGTGGACCATCGCGGACCGGGCGAGAAAGGCCCGAGAAACCGCGGGCATGAATCAGACGGAATTGGCGAACGCAATGGGGGTTGCGCGATCAACTGTTCAGAGGATCGAGCAGGGGGTCGCCGAGCCGTCGCGGACGCGGGTCATCGCGTGGAGCTTCGCGACTGGCGTCGCGCTTGAGTGGCTTGAGAAAGGCGAAACCCCCGCCGGGGAAGGTCCCGACGGGGGTAATGCTGTGCGCCATCAGGGAATCGAACCCCGAACCCACTGA